TCTTTTTTAACTTTTCTAAGCCTTTAATATCTAATTGGTTGTCCATATCCCCTGTTGGTTTTTTCTCCAATAACCGCCATAGCCTTTTCGGGTTCTTGGTGTGCGGATTATGGGTAATTGCTAATAGTGTTAAATTGTCTTGTTGTTTTCTTTCCTGAATTAACCTAATCATCTTGACCGCCTCATCAGGATAAACCCGGTCTAAGATATAATCTTTTGTCCAGCCATAAGAGCTAGCTAGTAAATCAATAATTTTAATTAACCAGTCTTTTTCTTTCCCCCGCCCAGACTGGCGATATTTTTTTTTACTAACGCAAAATCATTAACTTGAAAAATCGCCTTAATAATTTCCGTTGCCTCCACCAACCCCATCTCTTCACTTAGGGTTTTACTATCAATATTACTTGCCAATGATAGTATCTCTAAAAGACGGGGGTAAAACTTGCCTATCAGTCGGGGGAGAGCCTTAACCAGCTCGTTCTCATTAAGAGTAGTAATTTCCTCTGGTAATTCGTCTAGCTTTTCTAAAAGCTCGGCATATTTACCTAAAGGCAACTTCTTAATTGTATAGTCTTTGTTATTTAATTTTAGTTTCATTGTTTTTTTAGGGCTTCATTGAGCCTCCTTGTAAAATTGGTTTAGGCGGTGCTATCGCCGATAAAGCCGAGATATTTACCATCGTCTTTATCTTCGTCAATCAGAGCCTTAAAAGTAACCTCAACGATAGTTTCACCATCATTGTTAAAACCAACCTCCACACTTTCGTAGGAAATTGCTTTATACATTACCACGTCTTGGCTAGTTTCATCACCCATTACTTCCGGGTGAATAACCAATTCTCCTGCCGAATCTGATAATCTGGCTCCAGCCGCTTGTCCGATATCGGCCCTAGCGTTGGTGCCATCATCAGTCGCAGTCGCAATCGCCACTTCCCAATTTTCAATCGTTGACTCGGCCAAGGGCACAGTCGCCGTCAAGCTCTCGCCTACCAAAACCACCTCAACGGGAGTTTCCCCGTATTTATCAACATAAATAGGGTGATAGTTAGGTTCATAAGAAATCGTAACCCCACCAATGGTGTGACCAAGAGGGACACCGTTAAAAGTAATCTCACAGGGGCCAAGTGCAACATTCTCAATATTTGCCATTATTTCTCACCTCCTTTGAATATAATTATACCTTTTTCTTGTAACTCTGTCATTCTAGTCACCCTAATAAAATTGGTTTCTGAACAGCGGGGACACTTAATTCTTACCCAACCCTGAAAAATCCCCTCAACTGCCAATAACCGTCGGCACTTTGAACACCTAAATTCTCTACCCTTCATCGTCTTGTTTTGGTTAAAAAATTCATACTAAATTCGTGCCTTGCTTTATCGTCTTGGCCAATATGGGCCGGCTCACCCATTAAATAGGCATAATAAAAATAAGTATCGCCAAGCTCCTCATTTCTTAATTGATGAAGAAGAGAAACAATTTCATTAACCACCTCTAAGCAATCGGTATATTCTTTCGCTCTAACTAACACCTGAAAAGTCTTGGTAGCGGTGGGCAAATATGTATCTGGGGTCGGGCCGCCGGTATCATATACCGCTACCAAGTCATTAGAAGTATCAGGTTGAATACCAATGAAAAGGTTTGTCCCCTTTTCTAATTCGGTATTATCGGCAATATAGTTGGTAAAATCTTGAATTTGGCTCATTTTCCTAACATTCTACTAATTTCTTCTTGATATACTTTTATCCATTTAGACATATTGTTTTTTAATGGGTCTTCCAAATATTTACCCTTTCTGCCTTTTTGGAATTTATACTCCGGGTGTTCGTGTAATCGGGCCGCATATCTAGTATGATAACCAACCTCCCAATCTTTGCCGCTTGGCTGGCTAACTCCAGTGCTTTGTAAAAACCCAGTATCGTGGGGAACTTCCCGACTCGATAATCTTAACAACTCATCACCCATTTCCATTAAGGCCCGCTTTTCAACTTTTGGCACTTCCCCCTCTAGCTCTTTTATCATTTTATCAAACTCGCTAGTATCCCACTTAACTTCCAAGAATTTTCTAGCCATATAATCTTAAATACAACTTAATAAACCGAACATTGTTCATATCTTTGGGTTTAGCAACCTTAACCACCTGATAATCGGTTCCGCCATAAGAGATTTTGCTTTCTAAAGAAACATCTTCGTCTTTATGGAGATATAAAACGGCATCAGTAACCATTTGCTCGCTTTGGGGGTTATAAAGGATATTATCTTCTTCTACAAATCGGCCAACGGTAGAAACACCATCGCCCCAAGAAATCCGGCCAAATTCGTCTTTGCCGGATTGGTCATAAATTTGTACCGCATCATTAAACCAATGCTTCATGTTTAAAGTAAATCAGTCGGGTTTTCAACATCCAAGACCCCAACCCGATTAATGAAGCCTCGCAAAAACATTTTGGCCTTGGGAGCAATCATTGATTCTTCTCCAGCCACCTTTCTAGTATAGGAGTAATCGCCAATGCTTTCCGAAGTTAAATCAGTTGGCCCCTTAAAGTATTCTTCCCCTTTTTCAATAATAAACTCTACCTGGGCGGCAGTAGCTCTTTTAACTGCTTCGGGGATTGATTTATAATAGGTTTGGTCTTTATAGTAAGTATCTTGAGTTCGGGGAAAAAGACCTAACTGGTAAATTCGGTAAGCTGAAGTATCATCAATCTCGCTTGTGAAGGCCTGACTAACCGTTAATACCCCATCTTCACTAGCGGTTATTTTTCTTCTCTCGCCAGCATTGGTGCCGCCAATAATTTCCAACTCACAATTAACAAAGTAGTTTTTCCCCCAAGAAGAAATTTTAGAATCAGTTAGGGTAGTAGAAGTGCCGGAGTCGGCCACGCCCCTTTTAACTTGGCTAATAAATTTGCCCGACCTCTTAACATAAGCATCAATTACTTCCTCAGCCTGGGAAATAATATTATCCGCCTCATCAGAATCAGTAAAAGAAATATTGGCAAATTGTTCTAATTCGCCCTGTGATAGATAACCACGCCTACTGCTAGGCCAGCTTGCGTCTATTTTCATAATAAATTAATCTTATTATCAGTATAGCATAAACGGCCATTTAGGGACAATTATCTTCCTTAAAATGTTTTTTTAGTCCCGTCAATTATTTTTGCCATCGTCAATAATCATTCTCTTTTCTTTTAAATCCTCAATCGGTTTTATCCTTTGTCTGGTCTCATATTCCAATAAAGCCTCTTCTTTAATTTTTGCCTTCAAATTCTCCAAGTCCGGCTCTCCGGCCCTGATTTTATAGTGAAAAGTCCGGGAAAAAGCATAATTACCACAACGAATATAGGCCCTAATTTGTAATATTGACAATCTTTTATCAACATCAGGAATTCGTTTGGTTTCTTTAATAGTGGCGGTAATCTTAGGCATATTTATATTTTATCATTTTCTCTTAGCATAAATCATCCCAATGTGAGCATAGGCCCACTTTAACCTAACATCATAATTTCTCCTTTCCAAGTAATTGGCCAACATTTTCCCTTCTTGTAGCGAATGGTGAAACTCCATTGAAATTTGTCTGGTTGAATCAAAGATACTAGGAGTAGTCCCATAAAAAGCCTCATATTCGGCCCCCTCACAGTCCACCTTTAGGAAATCACAGCCCTTCTGGTAAAGGCCGTTGTCCCGATAAATTGTATCAAGAGTTTTTGATTTTACCTTTTCTTTTTCGGGGTCGCCCTCGCCCTCACCATAAACTCTAGCACGGCCAGTATTCCATTTATCATTATTATTTTCCTCATACATTCTAATATCCCGGCCATCAGCAGTAACCGCCAAATTAAACGGCTTAACTCTATCTTCTAAGCCGTTATCCTTAATATTCTTTAGTAAATAACCATAACTGCTTTTTAACGGCTCAAAAGTAATCACATTGGCCCCCAATTTGCCAGCCAGAACTGAAAAAATCCCAATATGGCCCCCGATATCAACAACATTATCACCCTCTTTAATCTCCAGCCCTTCCTTAAAATAGGTTTCGTGAGTCCAAATCTCGGTGATAATGTGTCTCTCAATCGGATTAACCCGATGGCAAATATTGGCCTCGGCCTTATCTCTGAATTTAATGTTGGTTGTTATTTGCGGCATTTTAGTATGGGCTGTTTATCAAAGTCGTTTCTATGACCAATTATTTCTACCCTTGAGCATTTACCTTTCAAAACCTCCTCAACTGCCTCGTTAGTAATGCCATCTTCCTTGCCGTTCTTTTCAACAATCAGAATATCATTCATCATATTAAACAGCCAATCAGGAAAACCCAAACTCTTTAATATCTTCGGTTCTGTTAATTGTCTTTGACACATAATCAATGTTCCAGTTTTTCAAATAATTAGAAATCTCATAGGCAATTTGGGCCTTATCGGACAAATCAACCCCCACCACTCTTTTGGCTCCCCTCTCATAAGCATAGTTACAGAAAAATCCTCCTAAACAACCAACATCCAAAACCGTCTTATTCTTAAAATCAATCTCGTCTAACTTTAAGTCTTTAATTCTTTTCTCCGAATCCCTAAATCCCTTCAGACCCAACTTTGGCTGAGCTTGATAATGAGTTCCCTTAACAAAACAAGCCTCATTAACCACCCTCTTCTTAAACTCCTCTTCAAAGCAATCCTCCAGCCTTGCTCCCTGAAAATCAAACCACTTGCCGTTAATAGCGTTACTGTTATTGACAACATCCCTTATCGGCGGAACGAGGTGGTGCTTTTTTAGCTTATCAGCCAGCTTGTCATAGACTTCGGCTTGTTTTTCGGGCGTATCTTCTTTAGTCGGCTCACCCAAATCCTCAGTTAATTGGGCCAAAAACCTTTCACCCCGACAGTTTATAATTACTATCCCATAAACCCTGGGGGCTAGCCCATACCACGCCCCCACATTTTGAGCAATAGTGGCCTGATAGAGTCGGGTGCGGTGGTTATCGGGGCAAAAAATACCCCCCCAATAAAAATCTTCCATTTTCTTTTGGTAAAACGGCTCCCGAAAGATTTTTAAAACTAGTTTCTCGTTTTCCCGACCAAAAGCCTTTTTAACCTCATCACAAAACGGCCCTCGTTCAACGAAGGAATAAATCCCGCTAAAAACATAACCAGTTGGCTTCTCTCGCCAGTTAAACTCTTTTAGTGCCATATTCTACCAATGCCTCGGCAAACTTTTTAATCGTATTTTCCCACTTAAACTCTTTAATAATATCGGCTGATACTTTCTTGGCGATTGTTTTATTATATTTCCCCTCATAAGTAGCCCTTAACCATTTCCGGCAGTCTTTAATATCAGGAACGGCCCACTGGGGGTCTTCGTCTTTTTCGTAAAACCGCTCCTTCTCCCAATTATGGAAGGTTGACGGCCCCATTTTATAATCAAAAAGATAAACATTATCAGGATATTTCTTAGCATATTTTTTAAGATTATGTTTTGGGCCGGTATAATTAGTTACTCCCACTCGGCAACCGCAAGCCAAAGCCTCAAAAATAGGCAAACCAAAGCACTCCCCCTTAAAGGGGTGAAAATAAGCCCCGTTCTCGGCAATAGCCTTATAAAATCCCGCCAATTTCTTAATCGGCCAATCTTCAAATATATGCTCAATTTCTGGGGGGTTCTTGTGCTTCTTCTTGGCCTCTTTTATCATTTTCTTAGTCCAGTCGGCCCAACCATAACCATAGTCCTTAATTACCAATAAGGTGTTATCATCTCCGCTAAACTCTTCAAAATAAGACTTGATTAAAATATCCGTTCCCTTTCTAGGTTGCGAAGCTCCAACGGTAGTGAACTTAAACTTATCAGGGTAAAACTCAATCGGTTTAACATTAAAGTTAAAAAGGTTATGGTCAATGCCATTGACGGAGACATTTATCAGCTTCTCTTTGGGAAAACCCCACTTGGCTAACTGATAATAAGGGTGGGGAGAAACATTAAAAGCATAATCAAAAGACTCAAACTCCTTTAGCCACCGTCTAGGTGGTCGGTCATTTTCCAAGTGCATCAGGGCGAACTTCTTGCCGTTAAATTTCATATCAAAGGCTTTACAAAAATCAAAAGATTCTATCTCTCGCCAAACAGTATCTTTTCTAATCACCGCAAAGCCCATTTTTCTCATAACTCTAGCAATGTTTCTAGCCAAAACGCAAAAGCTCTCGCTACAATTTTCATCAGCACAAATATTGCGGTGAATCGTTAAAGTATTATCATCAGTATATTTATGCTCAACATAAGCGGCATTTTCCAAGTAACCAAAGGGCGGTTCTTTGTGTTTTGCGTGCGACTCGCCCCCCTTATGCTGGTGAGGAACGTTCTTTATCGTATAAACTTTCAACCCGGCCTCTCTAATCCGCTTACAAAAACCCAAATCCTCGTGCCAAAACTTCTCATTGGGCATATCTTCGTCTAGGTAACCGACCCGTTGTAATAGCTCTCTTTTAAACAAAACAAAACCCCCCGGCACCACATCACATTCCACCACTTCTTCTTGAGGCGGTTTCTCAAAAATGAGAGGATTGTAATTTAAGACATTATTACCATTAATCCCCACAATTCCCGCCCGATACCGATTTTCCAAGTTACCGCAAAAAATATTATCCCAATCGGGCCCGACAAACATATCATTGTCTAGGAGGCAAATATATTGACCCTTAGCCACCCTCATTCCCTGATTGCGGCCAATCGGTATCCCCTTATTCTCTTTATTTAATATCAGCCTAATATCGTCTTGAGATTTAAGCCAATCAACCGTTTCCTTATCCGAACCATTATCAACAACGATAATTTCATAATTTTTAGTAGTATTATTTCTAACATGCTCCAAACACTGCTTGGTATCGTTCAGGCGGTTATAAGACAAAATGACAATAGAAATATCAACTTTCCCCCCTGTCTTTTTTATTTTTTTGGGTTTGTCCCGGTGCTGATTAACAACCGCCATTAGCTTATTGGCCACTTCCCGATAATTATATTTTTGAACCCAAGTTGATGCTTCTCTGGCCTTCTCTCTAGTCTCGGTTCTGTTTTCATAAACATAACGCATTTGCTTTTGTAAATCCTTTTCATCAGCCTCAAACATTTTTCCCATATCCCGACCCTTAAACGCCTCGTAAATAGCCGGCACCTTCTTGGCCACTTTTACCTCTTCAAAATAATCATTGCTAAAATAATCAGCAAAGCCGTGAGCATTGGGAATAATGGTCGGCACACCGCAAGCCACCGCCTCTAAAGGGGGAATACCAAAGCCCTCCCCCCTGCTCGGCAAAACAAAACAATCAGCCTGGTGTAATAGTTGAGCCATTTCCTCAACGGTATATTTGGCCTGTATTACCTCAATGTTAGGATACTGGCTTCTTAAAATCGGGAAGGGCAAAATCCCCTCTCTAGTGGTTTTCAAAATCAATTTAACATTATCTTTTTTAAATTCATTATTAAAAGCATTAAAAACTAAATCCCAACCCTTCCGCATATCAAAGGAGTTATAGTGAAGAAAGGTAAACGGTTCTTTATCTTCTTTTTTTTGATATTTAAAATAGTTCTGGTCATATCCCAAATTCACTACTTCGCTATCAAACCCAGCCCCTTTAATGGTCTTCTGACAAAACCTAGATGGAGTAATAATAAAATCAGCCTGTTCTAAATCTTCCGCCCACTCTTCGGGGATTTTAGTTGACTCAAACATAGTAAAAATACCCCTAATTGGAGTTGACAACTGATTAATCATATAGGGATAACCATAGGCCAACCCCACCTCTTGCCCATTATAATTTGGCAAACACTCTATCCCCAAATCCTCTATCGCTAACTTTATTAAGGATTGGGTCTGCCCATAGCCATCATGATTAATACCGGGATGAACAAATTGAAGGCTATCATTAAAAACCTTTCGGCGATAAAAAGACTCTTCTTCTCCTGGAGTAGCTGGCTTAAAGTCGGGGTTTTTTAGAAGTTTTTGATATCTTGCCTCATCATCAACTTCAACGAGAACATTCCTTTTGTTTTTAATTAAATATGACATTATTATTTTTAATTTAGCGTTATAGGGTGGGGTAGCCTGCCCTACTAACCACCACCCTAAAAACGACTAGTTAAGTGTGTTGAACGTCAATGAGGAAATCATCCCTCAACGTTCCTACACCGAACAACACATCAAGAGTAGTTTGAATACCAAGATGGTCTTTATCCCACGAATAGGAAACACGCATACCAACCCCACTTTCTGGGTCGGTAACAACCGTGCTAGTTACTCCCAAACCAGTACCAGGATTTGGTAATGGTCTCATGACTAATGCCATTGCCTCTTCAGTATATCCAAGACAGTGGTAAGTAGCCGGAGAACCAGAGGAAATCACATTTTGACTTTCAAAAATCCCATAGCCGTAAAGCATAGGAATCTTACCCTCAATTAATGCCGAACGACTTCCGAATTGGGAAGCATCCTCAAAGGTTGTTAGTCCTAACAAATCCGAATAGCCCTCGGTTCCAACATATAAATATTTTGGAGCCAGTCTTGGGATGTTTAGGTCAACGTGCTTTTTTCTCAAGGCCTGAATATCATCCAAGCCCAAAGACGCACCAGCAGAAACAGTATCACCAGCACTCTCATAAAGCGAAGCCAATGAGTTTTCAATTTTTTCTGCTAACGCAATCGCACTAGCTCTAACATAACCAGTAAGAACGTTTTGGTTTGACATTGCTCTGGCCACATCACGAATCAAAAAAGACGATTCCCAATGCTGGTCAAGAGTAATAGAAACTTCGTCATCGGCCGGATTCTGCAAAGTAACTTCACCGGTCTGGGACATTTCATTTGCTGAAATAGACCCATAAACAGGAACCTTAACAGTATCTCCTTCCGAACGAGTCTCATTTTCAAAATCCCGATATACGGTGCGAGCCAAGTTCATATACGAGGTTAAAACCTCAATAGCCGTAGTCGCCACCTTCTCAGGAATGAAAGAATCAACCAACGAACGATTAATTGTATCTTTTGCTGCCATTTATAAATTCACCCCCTTTTATTTTTAGGATGAGTAGTCTATTCGGCCCTCCTTTTCGATTTTATTCAAAAATTCTTTTCCAGTCAGACCGTCATGAGCATCGTGCTTTTGTCTAGTCCAAGGCACATCCGCCCATCGCTCCCTAACCCAAGCAATCGAATAAGTCTTCTCTTCTTTGGTATCAGGGTTACTACCCGAACCGATATTATCAGCAGTTTTGCTGTTTTTTAAGTAAGGCTTTGCTTCCAAAACCCCCTTAACCGCTTCTTCGGCTCCCTCGACTTCGCCCTTGTCATTGATTTTGATTTGGTCGCTATCAATGAATTTATAGACATCTGCCGGGTCAACCGCACCAAGTTTGCTGGCTTCTCTTTCAACAGCCGAGCGAATTTTGGTCGTGTTCAATTCGGTTCTCACTTCCTCGACCTCCTTCGCCTTCTTGTCCGCCAGTGTTTTCCACTCCTCTTTTTCCGATAAGTCTTTTTCTTCAAGCTCTTTGGCCTTAGCTTTAATTTCGGCTAATTCCTCTTGAGCCTCTTTATACTTATCATTCACCTCATCAAACCGGTGTTTAGGAATGGCTTGGTCTTTTTCCTCCGCCTCTTGGGCTTTGGGATTATCCTGATTGTCATCAGGCTTTTTTTTGGTGTCCGTCATTAATTCTCACCCCCTTTAATTGTTTCACTTTTTTCCGTGGCTAGTGTCCACGAGAACTAAAGGTAATTAATCTAATTGTATCAAACTACTTAACACTTAGTCAATCTTTCCCTTATTATCTAAATTAATCACTACCTGTTTTAAAACCGCCTCAGCCAAGCACCTATCCCACGAAAACCGCTTATCGGTCTTAGCAAAATATTTCGCCTCTCTGGTTATTTCTTGTATTTTCCCCACAATATTGGTATTCGCTGATACTTTAACTGCTTAAACGCTTCTAACACGTGAAAACCGGCCACTATTCCCTCTTGGGTTAAAACAATTACCGCCGGGATTTGATTATCTTTTTTAATTTGCTTAACATAATAATCAACCTCGGCCCGTTTTACTTTATAGGGCTGGTCTATCGCTTCCGGGTCATACCAGCGAACCTCAAAATCATAGACTTTTAATAAAATCTTTCCGTGCCGATAGTTTTTAATCTGGTCTTTTTCTAAATCAACCTTCATAGACTAATATAATGGCCCGTTTCCGGGTTCCAAATCGTTGATACTTCCGCTAGTTTCTCATGATAAGGTAAAAGCCGGTGGCGGCAATTAGGGTGAAAAAGTCCAGCCATTTCCGCCTCAGCAACTGAAGGATAATCAGGGTGGCCACCGCTAATTGATAGTATCTTTCCCTCCCAAGGCACACACAACTTACAAGCCCCGAAATGCTGGGAAACTTGAACCAAATCATATCCGCTTTGTAATAATCTATTTTGTATCCCCTCATTGGCCGCTCTCACTGCCGAAGTCCTAGTGACTAATTCCGCATAAGTTTTGATATCCCATCTTCGACCCCCTTTATCAATCAAAACAGTAAAGTTGTCTCTTAACTGGCTGGCAATTCTTCCGGCAATATCTCGCCTATCATCACCGCTAATTCTTCCCTCGGCAACAATTATCTTTATTGCCTCCCGGTTAGCCTCATCCAACATTCTCATTGCCTGCCTTTTAACTCCGCTTAACGCTTCCCGGTAATATTGAAGTGAGCCATCAACGATAGACCTTATCGCCTCATTATCAATCGTAGTAAATTTATCTAAGGCCTCCAAATCAACCTCACTGGCCAATTTAGAAGCAATACCAGCATTTTCCCGATAATAACGAGCCATCTCCCCCTGAAGCCATTTTTGGGTTTGTTTATCCAGCCCCCCCAAAATCTTGTCAATTTTTTTTAAAGTTGCCAGCCGGCTCAACCGGCCAAAATCAGTAACCGAAGACAATTCTTTAATTATTTTTTCCGAAGAACCCCGATAATACCCAATCAATTTTTTAATCTGGGCCTCCTTAATCGTGATAGAAACTCTGTTAACCATTTTTTAATACCTACCCCCATTAACGACACTTTGGCCAGTTTTAGCGATAACACACGCAGGAATTTGCTACTTTTCTTCGTCATTTTGTTCTTTATTATCAAAGATACTGGTAAAATCCGCCTTCTCCTTATCAACCTGTTTTAAAATCTCGTCTGCTTCGTCTTCGCTTACCCCGTCCAACTCTATTAATCCACTCCTTCTATCCAACAACCCCCCATCAACCTTTCTCAAAACAATATCAGTTCTTTCAACTTCATCATTGACAATTCCGTCTTGCCATTTAATCTCCGGTAATTGCGGTTCACCCAAATTAACCTTAATATCATCACTAATCTTATATCCGTTAATTTTGGCTAATAATTCTGCCGTATAAACCAAGTTCTTAATCGCCCTATCATAATATAATTTCTTCCGGCTTCTTTTGGCAATGGTTCTTATTAATCTCATTTTCAAAGCCCGACCGCTTTCCGCTTGCCCACCCTGCCCCATTCCCAAAACATCAGGGCTGGTTTCTGAAAACATAAACAAAAACTCAACCAACTTATCAACTTGTTTAAAGGCCGCTTCTAAATTAGCATTCCAAACAATATATTCCGGTGATTGGCTCTCCGGCCCCAATTCAAATAAATTCAACGCCTCTTTGGTAATTCTACCTTCTTCATCCAAAACCCCTTCCGGTACTGCCAAAATCGGGTCGCTGTGTTTATCTAAAATATTATCTATTTTGCTCATCCGGTTATTAAGAGCAAACAACAACGGCTCCATATCAACATAATCCGACAACCCCCAAAATCCCCCATCTCGCCAGTTAGGAACATGAATTAACAACGGCCTTTCAGTCCCGGTATCAACCTCTTCCTGATAGTTTTGGCCCGTTAGGCTATTAAAAGTCTCTAAATCAATTTCCTTAACTGTTTCTCCTTTAACAATTTCACCGACCCTGGTTCTGACAAAGGGCGGTTCGTGTTCTTCCACCAATAAATAATTAATACCATTAACTGTTTTCTGCCAGGCCAAATATTGTCTTAATGGTTCTCGTCTAACATCATCGGTGTCTAGTTCGGGAAAATAAAGGGCCGGAGAAACATCTTCTAAAACAATCTTTTTGTCCCTAACCAAAATCTTAAACAAATTATCACCCAGGGCGGAGTTTCTAACGGCGTGTTCAAAAAATAAAGTATCAAGGTTATTCTCAAAAGCCAAAGTGTCAACCCAGCCCTGGTTATCGTGGTCAACCAAAGTAATTTCCTCGCCAAACAACATATCAGCAATAACTTTGGAAATTAAACCGGAGAAGTTACAAACAATATAGCGAAGCCGAGCATAAGCCTCTTTAAATTCATCAGATTTGATAGAAAAAGCCTTAAAATGGTCGCCGGTCAATAAATCGTCAAAGGTTTGATATTTATCAAGCCGAGGAGATTCTTGTGTCTCTTGGTATATTTCAGTTAAATTCATAGACCGAGTGGTTTATTAGCAAACGCCCTTGCCTTATTGGGTCGATTCTTAGTTTCTCTGGCTAACATCAAACTATCAAAGCTATCATCATGGGCCGCCAAAGGAAATTCGGTAATCTCTGCTTTTATTATATCAAAGTCTCTATGGTCTTGTCTTAAATAAATAAAGCCACCCTCAAAGGCCACCGAATGAATCTTGGCCCGTCTGACCTTATCCTTATCGGTTCTTATCTTAATAATTCTAGTCGATAATCCAGCTTTGTGCATGGCCGACCGGACTAATTGGAATAGCCCGGCCTGATAAGCATTGCTCTCAATCCCCAAAACCTTGACCTGCCAGGTTTTACACATTTCCACAATCTTTTCCACCTGTTCATCAATCGTAAACTTGCCTCTTAGTAAATCTAACTGATATTCGTTATTCGTTACTTTCTCCACCCCCATAACATACATTGAAAAGAAATCGCTTTGTTCTTTATCGCCAATAGCCGGATCAACAGCGGCCACTATCTCACTAAAGCTCTTAATAAAACCCTGTCTTTTCTCTTCGTCATTTTCCCCTGGCATTTCCATTACCCTTCTTAATAACTGATAATGTTTCAACCATTCCGGCCTAATAATCCTATCTTTATCATCCTGCGGCTCATTTTGATACTCCTGGGAAAACACCAACGAACCAACGTATTTAGGATGAGCCGGGTCATCTCTCATCGCCTTTAGGGTTTCGGTTGGGTATCTATCCGGCCAAATGCTTTCTCCGTTCTCGTCCAAGGCCTTAAACATTATGGTTTGCCACGATTGATATTGCCCCTTCCTTTCCACAACCTTTTTTAACAAAGCATCATAATGTAAAATCGTCCCCAAATAAATAATATCGCCATCCTTATCAACACCACTTTTTAAATCATAATCAAACCAACGCTGTAGCTTCTGTCGTCTCTCCGGCGAATAAACCATCTCGCTATTTTCTAAATCATCAATAACCACCAATTCCGGCCGGTATTGCTTAAACTTTAGCCCCCTAATTTTAGTCCCAGCCCCCAAAGCCATTATCATCACTTCTCCGTTAGGCGTGTTAACAATAATTCTTTCCTCTCCCCAAGTAACCCCCACCACATCACCATAAAGCCAATTAATCATTCGATTATTTTCCAGTTCCGCCTTCAAAGCCCCCAAATGAAGTTTGGCCTGGGTTAGCGTATCGGAGATAATTAAAATAAAATGCTTCCGGCCTATTAGGGCATACCAGCTAGTTAAAAACAAACAAACCAAAGTAGATTTGGCAAAGCCACGAGGAGAGGCAATAGCTTTCCAGCCAGGCCTTAAACAAAAGCGGAGTATTTTTTTATGAAATTCGGGGGTTTTGTCGGTTAAATGGTCGGTGTAAATCTTAACAAACTCAGCGACATTTTCCTCTTGGTTGTAAAACCAAAGAAGATAGTTTTTGAGTTTGTCTCGACCAAATTTATTTTTAATCTCATTTAGTTTCTTCTTCACCATTGGCAAATGCGTCTATTTTATCTATCTCTTCTTGAGGAAAATCGTCTTCAATGTTTAAATCCACTGTTTCTCTTGCCTTCCCTTCAACCCTATCCGTTACTTCTTTGATTGCCGCCAAATCACCATCTTGTGCCGCTTTTGTCATTAACTTACGGGCCACATATTCAGCCCTAGTCATTCCGTCAGGCAACTTTTCATCAAGTATTTTCTCGAGCCATTCAGTAATCGGCTTTTTCCGTCTGCCGCCAGGATTACCAGAAACACCGGGTAAAAATCTACCCTTA